TATCCATCAGTGAAGTCTTGTGGCCCAACATCCAGGTGGTCGTTGGCAAGAACCAGGAAATCTATATCGCTTGTTGAAAGGAGCAATTTACCAGAAGAAACGACGCTACGGTTGGTTAAGTCAACCATTGCTGATTGTGACTGAGTAGTCAACTGAAAAGCGACACTCCCGTTGTTTCCTGCGGCTGGAATTCCAATAACTTCCATAGGTGTTCCATATTGGACAGAGATGTTATGAATGCGCAAAACAGATTTGCCCAGGGCATCAACATATGCTCCAAGATCAATTGCAGATTGTGCAAAGTTGGTAGTGTCGGTCGTTACGCTTGCTCGTATGAAAAAAGAATCAGTTCTTGCCATAACCTATGATGAAAGGGTATAGTGTATAAATATAGTGTAGTTCTTGCAACTATTGACCTATACCGAAGTAGGTGGTAGATAGGTACGCAGTACCCCACCTATGACTCAATTACATCGTCGGATGGGATTGATTGGCCAATCATTAAGTAATAATGGCCCGTCGGAGTAACATGGACCCAACCCATCACGAAAAAATAGTTGACAAATTGATGCAATATAGGGGTAAAATACCCCCACTTCACACAGTACATTCCAGAACTGGAATCTGCGCAGTGTGGGAACTTCGAAAACAGATAGATAACTTACTTTGGCAGATTGAAAAGTTTGCAGACCAAGTTGAATTGGAGTTGATTAAATGAGGAAAGCCCTGGTCTGTACTCATTGTTTTGAATTAACATGGATGGATAGTACCAGGATCAGCGGTCCTCATCCTCGATCATGGTGGACTTGCATTGAATGCGTACCAATGGGGGGATTCGGTGGCGAAACGCAGGAGTAAAAACATGTTCACACAGATTCATGTGTCGGTTCCTGTTAATTTACTTCAGGAGTTTGACTCTGTTTTGAGTTACGATGAATCTCGTTCGAGAAAGATTTCAATGTTGATGAAAAACTACATGTCTCGAGAAGACTCGAATTTACAATTGATGACATCGAAAGAAGTATTCGAGTTCATGCAGTACAGATTCGACAAGGATTCACCCGAAGATGTTCTGATCCAATCGTTACTGAAACTGCTCAGTTGAAAACATCTTGAGATTCTTCTTTGATGATGCTGATAATTGCTTCAGTATCTGTAATCTCGTATTCTTCCATGAGTATGTAGTAATTTACCGATGCTTCGTATCCATTATTGTGGACTTGGGGCATTACAATCTGTAAATCTCGAACTACGATGTGATCAGGATCAACCAAATTGAAGTATGTCGTTCGATAACCAACGCCACCATTGTATGATGCCCAGGCGATCTCACGGTTATCTTCTGCTTTTGGAAGAGCAGTAGCTACAGGTTCGAGTGAAAGTGCCAGGTGTGCTTGAGCAGAAGTGCTTCTACCTGATGCAACTGAACCGATCATGTCCGAGGACCATATTCGAAAGTCCGTTATTTTGTATCCGACATTGATTCTTCCATCGTCTAATACCAGGAGACGCTTACCTGCATTATCAACTCCATCGGGGAATGTGAGTGTTCCCTTTAGTGTACGAGTCTTTCCAGTTCGTCTCATTTCATCTTCCTCCGTAGTTTGTGTGCATATCGCATGATATCTGCTTGCGTTCTGCCTGCTCGAAGGTCTCCGTTCTTCTTACGGTACTTCTCATTAGCCGCTTTGAGGGCTTTAGACATGTTCTTGTTCCCTTTGCGGCGTGCGGCTGACACACGGCGTCGTGGAGCAGTAGCAGGAGCGTTATTGCCTATGATACCGGCTTGTTCACCGATGAACTCGCTGATCCCTCGAACGACGGTAGGAGCAACAGCGGCGGCTCCTGGAGGAAGTCCAGCGCGAACGGCGGCTCCACGCACAAGTTGGTCAGCGATCATACGCAATAACTCGGCTTGAGCGAGTTGTTCTTCTCGAGAGGCTATAGTAATCGCCTCACTGTTGCGAAAGTGCGAGTGCCATTGCTGCTGCTTGAGTCATTGTTTCAACAGTGCATTCCAAAACGACTGAAAGTTGAGATACAGAGTTGACCGTTTGGTCTACACCCAGGTACATTTGTTCAACTGCGATGAGGTATCCATCAGTGAAGTCTTGTGGCCCAACATCCAGGTGGTCGTTGGCAAGAACCAGGAAATCTATATCGCTTGTTGAAAGGAGCAATTTACCAGAAGAAACGACGCTACGGTTGGTTAAGTCA